CCATCTTCCCGACGGCGGTGGCTAAGTTTGAACTCGGTCGTGAGTACACCGCCGAGGAGACTGCCTTTGTGGACTCGCAAGAGACGCACAAGAACCAAGGCAACACCACGAGCAACGAACGCTATGTGCTGCGCCACGACACGATGGCCAACCTCAAGGCGTTTGTGGAAGCGAGCGTGTGCGAGTATCTGCGAAGTATCTACGCGCCGAAAAACGAAGTCGGCTTACGCATCACGCAGTCGTGGCTGAACTACTGCAAGCCCGGCGAGTGGCACCACAAGCACGCGCATCCCAACAGTTTCATCAGCGGCGTTCTCTACATGAAGGCCGCACGCGAGCGCGACAAGATTTATTTTTACCGCGACGGCTACCAGCAGATCAAAGTCCCGACCAACAACTGGAACCTGCACAACAGCGAGTCGTGGTGGTTCGAGGTCGGTGCAGGCGATTTGATGGTGTTCCCCTCGCATTTGACGCACATGGTGGAAACCGTGCAGCAAGAACGAGTCTCGCTGTCGTTTAACACTTTCTTGGTTGGTTACGTTGGTGAGGAAGAAAGTCTCACCGCTTTACATTTGGAGAACTGATTATGGCGCATTTCGCAGAAATTGATTCTAGCAACGTGGTGCAGCGTGTGATTGTTGTCGCCAACAAAGATACCGCTGATGCCAACGGCAACGAGACTGAGAGCATCGGCGTCGCGTTCTGCCAGAACCTACTCGGTGGGAACTGGAAGCAGACGAGCTACAACGCCAACATTCGCAAAAATTATGCGGGTATCGGTTACCGCTACGATGCGGCGATTGATGCCTTTGTACCGCCGCAGCCATTCCCGTCCTGGGTGCTCAACAACGCCACCGCGCAGTGGGTCGCTCCAGTGCCAATGCCGAGCGACGGCAAAATGTACACATGGAATGAAGCCACGCAGTCTTGGGTCGAAAGCGTTGCGATAAACTAACGTGGATGTTCAAATCACACTGAGCGTGGAAGAGGTGAATCGCATTTTGACGGTGCTCGGTGAGCTGCCGACCAAAAGTGGTGTGTTTCCTCTCGCGGTCAAAATTAAACAGCAAGCCGAGGCGCAGTTGCCGAAGGCAGAGGAGTTGGAGGAGTGATGGGTGAGAACAAATTGACCGAAGCCGAGATTGAGCACATTGCCGAGCGCGCCGCGCAGAAGGCGCTCGAGAAGGTGTATCAAGAAATTGGCAAGTCGGTCGCCAATAAAATATTTTGGGCGCTTGGCGTCATTGTCATTGGCGCGCTGATGTGGGTCGGCGCAAGAGAGATTGGCAAATGATTGATTTACTGGGCGGTGGCGTCGTGGGCAGCTTGCTCGGCGGCGCGTTTCGCTTAGTACCAGAGTTCCTCAAAACTTTTGACCGCAAGAACGAGCGCACGCACGAGCTTGCGATGTTCCAAGAACAGTGCAAGCTCGAGTCGCAACGCGGCGCGCAAAAGATGTCAGAGATCGGTGCCCAGCACCGAGCAGACTTGGATGTCGGCGTCGTCGATGCGTTCAAGAGTGCCATTGAGCAGCAGACCGAAATGACTAAAGCCGCGGGCAGCTGGGTCGCAGGGCTTTCTGCGTCAGTGCGGCCGCTTATTACTTATTGGATTCTCGGCGTCTGGTCGTTTGTGCACGTCTGGTATGCCTACAACGCCTGGGCGACCGGCGCTGACGCAAAGACCGTCTTTACGACAATGATGTCCACCGACTTTGCCGCGCTCGTCGCCGGCACTTTGAACTACTGGTTTCTCGACCGCACGCTCAATAAACGCGGCCTCTAATGAACCTGGACGTCGCGACAGCGCTCTGCCGCGAGTTCGAGGGCTGGCGAAGCAAGCCCTACCTGTGCGCGGCCGGCGTGCCTACCATTGCTTTTGGCGCCACGCGCTACCAAGACGGGCGCGCGGTCACCCTACAAGACGCGCCTATCACGCGCGAGGCGGGCGAGGAGCTCTTGCGCTGGCACCTGGAGCAAGAGTGCCTGCCGGCGGTGCTACGCCTCTGCCCGGTGCTTATTGCGTATCCCGCAGCGGCTAACGCGCTGTGCAGCTTTGTGTTCAACCTCGGGGCCGGGCGCCTGCAGTCGAGCACGCTGCGCCGTCGTATCAATCAAGGCGATTGGGCAGGCGCTAAAGAGCAGATCATGCGCTGGACGCGCGGCGGCGGAAGGGTGCTGCCGGGGCTGGTGCGCCGGCGCCAGGCTGAGGCGGCGCTGCTTGGGACGTAGTTGGGACGTGAAGCGTGGAAAAGCAGGGTAGCGGGGTCCATCGCAGTCCTTGAAAAATCAATAACTTGCTGTTTTCACAGCATGTGGTTTAATTCTCATAACCCGAAGGTCGTAGGTTCAAATCCTACCCCCGCTACCAACAAAATCAAGCACTTAGGCAAGTTTGAAGGGTTGCACAAAAGTTGCTTGGGACGTATTTGGGACGTAACTCACACAATTAGTGCAGCCGGGCAGCCAACTTTTCGCTCGCCGCGACAAGGTGATTGACGGGCAAATGCACATAGTTGTCGATCATGGCGGCCGTCTTCCAGCCCCCCATGTCCTGCAACGTCTTGCGGTCCACGCCGTCCATGGCCGCCCAACTCGCGAACGTGTGCCGGATGTCATGAAAGCGGAAGCCCTCTGGCAGCCCCGCACGGCGCGTATACCGGCGCCACTGATGGTGGCAGGGGGGCTCGACCGGAAAGACCCTCTCGGAGTCTCGCGGCTGTTGTGCAAGCAGTTGCCGGGCAGCCGAGTTGAGCGGACAGGTAATCAGGTTGCCTGCCTTAGTGTCGATGGGCTGAACCCAGCAAACCGACCGCTCCAAATCAACCCGGTCCCACGTCAACCCAAACACGTTGGATTTGCGCAGGCCGGTCATAAACGCGAAGCCGACCGCCGCGCGTAAGCCCTCGGGAAGTACCTCGAGCAGTGCCTTGGCCTGCGCGGGCGTCGCAATCAACATCTTGGACGCGTCGCGCTTCTCGCCATAAGTGCGCAGCGCTGGCACCTGGTCGATCCACTCCCACTCCCGGCACGCCGTGTTTAGCACCGAGCGCAGCGTGATGACGTAGTTGTTTTTGGTGCCTGCGCTTGCCGGCTTGTTCTTGCGCGTAATCAGCCCCTCAATCTGCTCGGCGGCCCAGCTACGCGAAATGTCGGTGAGCGACATCCCTTCGGCCCGTGCGCACCAAAACGCAAGGTGGTGCGTGTAGTCGCGAATCGCGCCGTCTTTGCTGTGCTCCGCGAGCCAACGCTCGGCGGCCTCGGTAAGCGAGCGCGGCTGCTTGTCACCAAGCTTGACCTGGCGCCAAAGCTGCGCCTTTAGCTGATCATGGAGCTCCTGCGCTGCTTTGCGATCAGCAGTCTGAGCAGACTGTTTGAGTCGCTTGCCGCAGGGGAGCGCAATGTCGATGTAGAACGTTTTGCCTCGTTTGAAGATTGACATGTGGTGGATTCCCTCTTTGTTGATTGAAGAACCTCCGCGACGTTGACTCGAATTGCGGTGCCAAATCGGTAACTGGGCACAGCACCCTTGTCCACCAACCGGCGCAGCGTTTTAACGCTCACGCCTAGCTGGCTCGCTGCGGCATCCAGACTCACAAGCTCTGGATGTTGAGATTCTCTCAACACTTTAGTCATCCGTCAACTCCCCCCGCATCAACGGCAAAAAGTCCTCTAATTTCATCACGATACGCCACGGCTGACCGTTTTGACGAAAGGCCACAATCGGCACCTCGCCCGGCGCGCAGTGCGCCTCAATCTGCCGCACCCACTTCGGCACCGCTAGCGTCTCCACGCGTTTGGCTTCGATCCGAAACTTGCCGACCTGGATGTCGTCCCCCGAGTCGCGGGCTTGGCCCAGCTTGCGCTTGACCACAAACCCCAGCTCGTCCGTCAGCAGCGCTGCGAGTTCCCGCTCCGCTGCTGCCCCCTTGTTCCTTGACATTCGGCCGCCCATTTTTGCTCCAGGTAGTGCGCCACGGATGGCGGGTTTTCTCATTCACGCGGGTCTACCCCGGTCAGCCACTTCGCGTACCAAAGCAACTTGCGCGTGTCGATTTCAGTTGAATCTTTTTTGTTTAACCGCCAGTTGTACTTCGCGATTTGTCCACGCAAGTAACCGCGCCACTCGGCGTCGGTCAACTGCGCGCGAATGGCGTCAATGCACTCGATGTCGCCGCGCGCGTAATGCGCAGGACGTTCAACAATGTCGAATTCGTTGACTTGCATTGCAGTGCCTAAAAAGGTAACGGGTCGTCATGGAACGGCTCTTCAACGGGCGGCGGCAGCTTTGACAAGTCGGGCTTGCGCCGCGGCTTGCTCTCGACAACTCGTGCCTTAAACGTCTGGCGCATAGCTTCTACGACCGGCTCGGTCACGGTGCCGGCGCACGATTTTGTGAGCTCGCGGCTCGAGTAGTGGCCAAGCCCGTTCTTGAACGTCGCGCCGGTTTCTTTGTGCCGGTACTCAATAAAGTTCTCACCACCATCCACAGACTCACCAAACGGCACGAGCGCAGGAATAAAAAGG